TGTTCCGAGTGGGATTGCTAAACCTTGTATGAAAAGAGTCATATTTTGCTCTAAAAATAATTATATAATTATATAGTTACATATTTAAAATGTGATATATAATTAATCGCGGTTACTGGTAACGATTTACTTAAAAATAGTAAATATATAATAGGAACTATTATATAGATGTTTGAATGTATATACTATAAAATAAATTAAAGTGAGGATCAAGTAAAATGACATCACGTGATGCAATTTCAGTTGAGCTTGGGAAATTAAAAAGAGAATTGGAATATTTTAACTATCATCATCGGGATAATAAAATTAATTATACTCAGGTGTGCAGGACAGCATTGAATGATGAATTAAAAAATCGGAGATTGATATAAATGACTGAAAATAATCCAGTTGAATTTAAAGGCAGCGGCGTAGTTTCGTATGGCAATGGTATCATGAGAATCTGTGTGATATTACCGGGGAACGATGGAAAGGACATAAATGTATGGAAAGATGTTCCGATAGATGATACATACATTGAATGGTTGCAAAACCGGACGAATGTGTAACGTAATGGAAAATGAAGAAATTATCTGCCCAGCGTGCGGTTGTAAAATTTGGAAACTATATAAAAGTACATTTTCAGATGGTGATTGCGGCCTAAGAATCGTATGTTGTACTCCGGGATGTAAAGTTGATAATATGACGATGTTCAATAACAAAGTTGAGACGGTTTGGCAAGTAATTGAGGCTGACAAGTTATGACTTTCGATGATTCACTTGCCAAAACACAGGCGGCACTAAAACAGATAGAGAATCAAGATATGGAATCAATTGGGTTTGTACCAACGCTGGAGTTTGGTGCATTGTTTCCAGAAGCGATGAATAACATGATTGAGAATCGTAAAAAATTAATTGGGGGCGAATTGCATGGTTAATCCAGAAATCAACCAATTAAAAATAGAAAACGAAATGCTAAAGCAGAAAATTAAAACACTTGAGCATAAAAAATACCAAAAAGTAGATCTTAATTTGTCCTCCCATGTTCAGGTCATTAAATTAGATGATGATATCTATAGAGTAGTATCTCAGATAACATCTAAAGATTTCAAATTAGATCATCGGTCGGGGATGGACGAACTTAAACTTATTGCGCGTGATGCAGAATATCAAGTGAAGAACGCTTACATAAAAAGTAGTTTTGAATGGATTATAGAATCAACTCGTCCATCCCACGAATTTGAAAATTTAAAAATATATATAGATAAGAACATTCCAACCGACTCGATATTTATAAATCCTAAGTTGTTAACAGGCACTATAAACGCCGTGTATAATATAGGATATAATAGTAGAGCAAAGTTGCAAGATGTAGTAAGATTCATCGTGGATCAAGCCATAGAAAGGTGAATTGATTACATACAGAGGATGATAATCAATGACTAAATTCAGAATATTTGCCCCATCCGGCGTAGAAGTATGCACAATCGAAGCAGATTCGAAGGTAATTACACCACAGAGAACGATTTTTTATGAAGCGCCCACTGACATCAGATCATGCCATGAAATTCTAACTGATATTCCATCTGGCTGGGTTGCTATTCCAGAGGATGCTATCGTAAAGGAGGGCAATAAAAAACATGTTGATGAACGGGTATCTTTTGAAGATGTTGTTACGAACAACAAACTTATACAAATACTCAACGGAGACCCCGAAATTGGGGATACGGTGTTAATGGATTTTCCCGGTAACCCCATTGGAATAATCGTAGGATTCGAAAATTCGTGTCAGGCGCTTGTGTCTTATAAAAGTAGAGTATGTCTAATCGGAATGCATCTGTTGAGCAAAATTAAAGTGATTGATGACCAATAATTAATTTCCCATTCCCCACTTGGTCTTTGCAGTCCTGGCAAAATTGACCCGTTTTTTCATAAGTGCTGTAACTTCTATAACATTTTTTCCAGTTAACGTAGGATTCATAATTGCTATACTTTCCTTACCATCTGGTATTTTTGCATCCATTATTGCATTTAACAGCATCATTGGAATATCATCTTCGGGTCGGATGCCTAATGATTCCGAAAGTGTGCCTTCTTTAAGATTAAGATCAATCGGTTCTTGTTCTGCCATATTTAGCCTCATTTCACACTTACGCCTAATTTTAACAGGCGTTTTTCGATATCTCCCTGCAAAATAAATTTGTCAATTGCGTATTTTTCCTTAAAAGTATCAATATCATTAAACACATTTTTTATAATTTTCTTATCGATTTCATCATCTAAAACATTGAACTTTTGATCTACTTGTTTTCCAAAATCACGATTTTCATATCTTAAAGAATTGTCAACCTTCATCGTCAACGTAACCGGAATAATAGTAGTCCTGCAATGCATATGGAAGCCGGGAGTGTACTTTTTAGCTTCTTTGGAATCTGACCGAAAAATAGTTCCGTGAAGCATTCTGCAAATCGGACTTGTACGTTCGTCTATCTTGGCGTAAATCTGGAATTCTTCAATACCATTTTGCTGGTATCTATGTAGGGCGGTACTATTCGCAACATCCGCGCTAAATGTCCGAGCAAATCGTTCAGCCCGGTATTTCTCCCCTCCCCATAAATCAACCATCCGTCGAGCTAATGTTGCAGGGGCATCTTGATATATGCCTTCATTCTTGAGAGTCCTGATAATAGATTCCGATATCAGTTCACTCAGTTCAACCGACTGCCTCACAGTCTCTTCAGTGAGTGGCAGTACTTCACCAGATGCAAATACACTGATCCCGTGTTTTTGTAAGCGTATAGCTGCCGACGTTGAGCCGTTTAGTTCGGCATCTGTATAATCGACGGTGTATAAACATAGATCATTTAGTATGTCATCAATCTGGATTTCAAAGGTTTTTGAAGAAAATTGTTTTTTCACGGATGTTTTAAGTTGTGGTCCAGATTGCCCAGAGATGCCTTTTTTAAATGTCCGATCAAAAAGAGAAATAAAACGAGATTCGATTTTAAAAACATCGGGAGAATCAAGGAGCATTATCTGCCACGTCCTTTGTTGGGAATCCTCCCCATAACAAAGCCTGGTTATCGTTGAGAAGTCCTGTATTTCTCCATTCGAGTATTTCCTGAGATGTGAATTTCGGCTTGCTTAATTCATCGAATTTTACGGTTACGGAATCTTCTCTATAGCCCATTGAAACAAGCATCTTATTTAAAATTTGATTTGCAGTAGCTTCTAATATTGACTGATCCCCTTCGAGAACCATCATACGGTCCTCTTCCACCATGTAAGAACTAGCATAGGTTGTTTGGAAAGATGCCCCCATAGTGAGAGGCGATTGATACAGTCCCACCATAATTTCGGTTTCGAGGGCACTCTTAAACGCCATCACGTCGAGCGTTCCATTCGCGTCTATAGATGATACGTCAAGCCCGTAACAGACAAGATCCTCATTTGCGGAAAGATTTTTATTTTTTTCCATCCATACATCTAATGCGGCTTGCGCGTCGGCTGGTTCCATGTCTCCGTCGGTTACCGCTTTTTCGAGGGCACGAATGTTATAAAGATATCTGCCATTCCCATATTTCTTGTAAAATATTCGCTGTCCTTCGTTGACATCAAGAAGGGCGCGAATTGCCGGTTTAAGAGGATCTAACGGAGATTGCCCATACAACCCTCTCGTTTTCCGTTGTAAAATATCGTCCTGAATCGAATCATAAGGATTAAGAGCACAGTAAATAACGTCTGCTGGATCAAGTGGGACTTCTTTAACTTCGGAGGTTTTACTCCCTTCATTAACGTAAAATTTGCCTATTGGGGGCTCTAATAGATATTTAGGACTCGAGCCAGGTTCAACGCCCTCGGGCAATATCGTAGTCGCAGCCATTAATAGCGGAGTCGCCTGGAATGTATCGCCTTTCCCGATGGTAGTTGCGATGTAGTGCCCGTGAATTACAAAATATCTCGCTGCTGTCTGGATCTGACCTTTCAGATTGTTTTTCTTAGCTGCACTTTGTACAGCCTTTTTTGCTTTAGTTGCCCCTTCAAATCGCATCCCCTTTGTGAGAGTCCGGGCGTACTTATTGATAGAGGTTGAAACGTATGTATTACATGTTGCTAACTGTTCACGATACGTTGCAGGATTTGAAGTGTCTATGTTAATGTACGGGCCAACTCTAGGCGACGTGTCAGAAGAGGAGAGAGGTTCGATAGCTGCCGCAATTGAAAATGTTTTTGTGGATTCCAGGGCAGCATTAAGAGATATCATAGTTAATATATATTAGATGATTTAATATAAATATTTGTATTGTATTAACATTAAATAATTACATTTTATTTTAGTAATACATTAATTATCTATTTTTAGAGGGGAACATCTTTGAAACATCGAACCCCTTTTTCTTAAATGGTGTATTAATAACCACTGAGACTGCTAGTGATGTCACATCAACTAAATCGTCATGTGCTGCATTTGGAAACCCTAGCAATTCTGTTTCATAGTCATGAAGCCCGTTCAAATCGGCTAGGAAATATACAGTTCCTGACGCAATTCGAGTAGCAGCGGGAATAAAACGAGTTACTTTGTCCACGTCTTCCTCGATCCTATCAACGGGCAACCCTTCTTGTTTGAGTGTTTGATATAGGCTTATCCCCAATCCTTTGGTTGCTACATATTGAGTTGCAGGATGCCATCTTAAGTACTGCTGTCTAAAAAGAGATACTTGATCGGGAGTTTCTAATCGGGTATGAATTAAATCCACTAATGCTAGGTCATTTTGTGGAGTTTGAATCCATGTACCGAGAGCAAAATAGTCAGCACTTGTTTTGGTTGAAGCGGCTGGATCACATGTTTGGAATATTTTACACTGAGATAGCGTTGCTTGTTTGTCTCCCATGTCAAGGAGATCGCCAATTATATGGCAATATTTAAACTGTTCCTTTTTAACTAGGTTTCCTGATGCCGCGGATGGGCGCTGTTGGTAGAGAGAGAGCCATGTATAAACAGGAACTGTGGCTTTAATTTTGTTAAGAACGTAGGCGGGGAACTTCCCATCCCATAAAGACTGGCCAGGAGCAGTTCGTATGTCATAACGTGGGGTTTCCTCTTCCGACAGCGCAGGCAGCGTTATTATTTTACATTTGTCAGTTCCCACTTCTCGTTCGGATAAGTCTATTATTCTACCTATCAGATCGTCTTCATTCCACCTAGTCGCTGTTAATAGAATTGGTGCGTTATTTTCTCGCCGTGTTAAGAATACATCGGTGTACCATTCGTATGTTTTGTCTCGGTAGGTTATACTTTCAGCTTCTTCGCGATTTTTAGTCGGGTCGTCGATAATTCCTATCCCCGAAAATCCCATCCCTGTAATGCCCCCACCAACGCCACAGCTTCTATAAACTCCGTTATGGCCAACGATTTCGAAAATGTCACTGTTACGGAGATATGTACCCTGTGAGGTAGTCCTGACATTCGAAGAGTTTAAGCGGGTTTCTGGGAATACTATAGAATAAGCGTAGGAATCCATCAGCCTCTGAACGTCTCGGTTCATTCGACTGGATAGGTCTGCACCATACGAACATGCGATTATACTGGAATCAGGATCTTGACCCAATTTATAGGCCGGTAGATGTCTTGAAACTATCTGACTTTTACCAAAACGAGGGGGAGTAGAAACAATTAAAAGTTCATATTCACGTTTCAGGAGGTTATCAATTTCATCGCATATTAATTTATGATGCCAGTTAACTTGATAATCATCTTTTGTAAACTGGATAAAATCAATTAATGATTCAGTCGCCCGTTTTCTCCTAAGAAGTTCGTGGAGAATTTCAGACCTTGAAAACTGTTCATCGATCTGTAACATCGATCATCCTCAATAAGTCGGCGGTTGAAAAGTCTGAAAGTTTCATTGCATTGATGTTATTAATCGTGACTCCGTTGTTATTCGTAAGTTTTCCTATCCTCTTATCCAGACTGTCAATCGCATCGGTTGCGACTTTATAAGCGGCGACTCTATCCCGATCTTCCAATGCACCAGACGCTAAACTCAACAGTCCACTTATAATTTTTTGTCGATCTTCAATTGTGGATATCTCAACTTCCGCGACCTTCGTAGATAATTTTTTATTTTTTTCGATGGCGATAGCCGTGGCTTTGTCATTAGATTCGAAAAATCGAAAAACGGTGGATAAAGTTATTTTATTTTTCGAATCTTTAGATAGGATGGCTGCGATCTCTTCAAACGTTTTTCCCATCCCTCTTAAGTCGGTCGCTCTCGTTTCCAGATCATATTTTATGATTTTGTTGGTTGCCATATATTTCACATAATTCGAAAAAAATTCGAAAATTATAATAAAATATATACTTTAAAAAATAAATAGTTTTGTATACTTTACGCCGTATACAAATAAAAAAGAACAAAAAAAAAGAAAAGTAATTAAAAATTAAACAGTTTCAACAGTAATCTTATAAGGCTGCCCCGTATTAATCGACAAATAATAATCTCCTGCGCCTCTAATTACAGTACTCTCATTATTCGCGCCTATAACATTTGCAGCTACACTCACGGGCATTTTAGTTTCGCCTGCTTTATATACGGTAATTATGAAGTTCATATCTCCAAGCTTGCCTGGTTTTGTATCCCATGATAATTTCCATTCATCCGATGGTACATGGAAAGTTTCTGTATTTTTTATCGATTCGCCTTCCCATGTTGCGATTACTGCAGGTTCAGCTTTTACCGGAGTAGGTTGGACTGCTTGTTCTGTAGTTGCTGGCTGTGAATTATCAGATTTGCTGTTGTCTGATGCGTTGTTACTTCCCGAACAGCCTAACACGAGTAATGCCATCAGGATTACTCCAAATGCGATATAGATTTTTTTCATAGTTCCACACTCGGTAGGTTTATAATCATGTATCCGTCAGATTCCATTTTTACGGTTGCTTTATTACCATTTATTAACATGATAGTACATCCTTCAGGAGTTATTTTCTGAGTTGGTTTATGTGCTTGGATTCTCCTTGACACGATTTCACTGTTCCCGTATATAGGAAGCAGGGAGACTATTAGCCTTTCACATTTTTCACCTCTCCATATAGTTTGTTGTTTATATAACAACTCGTTTAACTTTTCCATACACTGAACATAATAAACATGTCCACTCTCTACACATCCACAACTTTCACGGATGTT